CAGTTGTAGGCAAGGTAACTCTGCGCCGGAATGAAGTTCTTCCGTTTCTGCGGCATGGGCTGAGCCCATTGCGCGTGGGACTGGCTAGGCTGGAACGGCGGGTAGCTACTTCGCGGCTGGTTCATATTCGCGGCTGCCTTCGACATTAGGTTGATCCTCTCCTGGGAAAAGTCGCACGGCGCGCAGGGTTAGCGCGTTCAGATGCTCCACGGCGCCGTGGCCGTCAGCCTCGGCTACACGTTTCAAGGCGGGCAGCCCGGTACGGACTGACTCGATCACTTCTTCACGGTTGGCCGGGCGGCCTTCACGCCACCAGCTTACCCGTGTCGGCGAGCCGATGAAGAACAACAGGCCGCCGTTCGGCTGGCGCTCGGCACGGTAGGTCGAGGTTTCCCAGATCAGGGCGACGCCGGGGTTCCGGTCGATCATCAGGCCAGCGGGCGACTGATGCGGCAGATCGTCAATCGCCGCGCGCTTGGCGAGCGGCTTCGAAAGGAAGGGGCAGGCTGTCACCGAAAATCGGGCGCAGGACAGGCACGACGGCGGTTCGGCCGAGACGCGGTTTACTGCACACATAGGGCCGATGACAAAGGCCTTGCAAGGTCCAAGGCGTCGGCCGCAAACCCAGCAAGTATGCTTCTCGTGGGCCTTGAAGATTTTGCGGGGATCGACGGCCCGAAACTCTGGCTCGCCATCGACGTAAGACACGAACCAGGGGACAGGAAATCCTCGCCGGTCAGTCTGAAGACTGGCGATCTGCGGTGGCGCCTCTGGGAACCTGACATTGCTCATCTGGGACCCCAACAATCCTGAGTGGAGGGTGTCCCACTCAGGTTGAGTTGTCTAGCGCTATGCGCCGCTGATGGCGCGTCTCTGTCCATGGGGTATTTCCCGCAGTCTTCGTCAGGGTTCGACATGAGCACCGGCCTAAGGTTAATTCCCTAGTCGAACCAAAGAAACGCATTCACGTTGCACTCAATCCAACTTGAATGCATCAGTCACGCTGAGGCCGGAAAATAGGTATCCGGCGGCGCGTGGAAGTTAACCGCCCCTATTCAATTTGAATGCACGGCGTTTTGATCTTGCCAAGTTAAATTTTTGGGGCTTACGCTGATTTGTCATGCGGACACATCGGGATATCATTCGAGCCGGGGGTGGGGTCGCGGCCTGCGCGCACAAGCTGTCGCTGGCGACGCCCACGGTGCGGTCGTGGTTCACCCGCAATTCGATCCCGCACGACTACTGGATTCGCATATCGCTTCTGGAAATTGCTCCACTAGCTGAACTGGTTGCAGCCGCTCCGTCGGGTCGCAGACATAGTAGGGCCGCCTAAGCTATGTCAAAAAACGAAGTTTAATGTCGTGTCAGGACGCATCATCCTTGGGATTGATCCCGGGCTACACGGCGCGCTCGCTTTTCTGACCCGAAACGTCGGCGTCGAGGTCTTGGACATGCCGACGTTTTTACTTGGGAAGAAAACCGCGCTCGATGAACACGCCCTATCGCGGATCATCGACGCCAGAGCCCGCGAAATAGATTTCGCCTTCCTTGAGCAGCAATGGGCGCGGCCGACCGATGGTGGTCCGCAAGGTTTCAAGCTGGGCGTCAACTACGGCCTGCTGCGAATGCTGTTGGCGTCGAATTTCATTCCTTACGCGACGGTGACGCCTGCCGCCTGGAAGCGCTTCATGAAGCTCAGCGGCGACAAGGATTGCAGCCGGTCCCTCGCCTCTCAGTTGCTCCCGAAGGACGCCCACCAATGGGCGCGGAAGAAGGACGACGGCCGGGCTGAGGCGGCGCTGATCGCCCTCTACGGCCAGCAACACCCTATCGTCGCCGAGGCCGCCTGATGCGCCCGCGCGATCCGGTCACGCTCAAGCTGCTGCCGCCGCCGTGCAAGCGCTACGACGTGCGCCCGTTCCATGAGGCGGCGCTTCCGGCCATCGACGCCGACCCCAGGTCCCCGGCGCTGCCGATCCGCCGCAAGCTGGAAATGATCGACCGGGCGATCAACACCGTGATCGACGGCGACAAGCCGCCAGCCTGGATTCAGGAGGGCGACCGCCACCGCGCCGACAACCACTTCCTGAAGGATATTTGGGCCGTCGCCGTCGCCCGCTGTCAGGAGGTCGCCCATGTTTAGGGCCACCCGCTGGATCACGGTCGATGAAGGCGTCTACCGGGTCGTCGAGAAGCCGACGCATACGGTCATCTACAGGCGCTATGGGCGCGGGCCGTACCGTGACGTGCTGGTTTGGAGCAGCCGCAATCGCCTGCTGAAGGTGGGCACTATCTTTGCGCGCGTTCTGGTCGCCGCCAAAGCGCATGAGGCCGCGTGATGGGCATTATCGCCGACACCTTGGGAGCGCCGTCCGCCTACCGGGTGAAGAAGGACAATCCGAACCTCTGGGCCGATCTGACTGACCGGATCAACGGCGCCCTGCTGCCCGCCCAGCTAGACGAAATCGAAGCCGAGTTCGAAGCCCGGCCGCTGGATATGCCGTTTGGCTGGTATCTGGAAGCACAAGACCTAATCGACCAGAAGCGCGAGGCGCTGAGGGAAGAAGACATTGGCCTCATTTTGAGGGATCGCTTCGACTTTTAGGTCAAGCGGTGGTGTAGCAGCGGCCTTATGCTGCGAATGTGTGATGTGAAGGACGTAAGTCATGGCTCTTAATTTACCGGCCTCATCCGACAACAGTCATAGGGTGCCGATTATCAAATACGACTCTCGCGCTGGTCGCATCTTCAGGGTGGACCGCTCGGAACAGGCTGACGGATGGGAAAGCAAGCCAGTCGAAATTACGCAGGTATTTCAGGCCATCTTTGACCTCGACAATATCGAAACCGGCTGGCTGCATTTCCCGACCGGCGCTGCGCCGAGCATCCGCACTGTCCCGGCAGGCCAACCGCTACCCGACAGGCCCGACAGCAAGCACCGGGGCGGCTTCCGCCTGATGCTCCTGCTGGGCCGCCAGTCGGGGGGAGACGTGCGTGAAATGGCGTCCAACGCGCAAGTGTCGAAGAACGGCATGGACAAGCTAGACGACGACTTCAAGGCAGGCCGGGTGGCGAACCCTGGGCTGCTGCCGGTCGTTCGTCTGGCGGGGACCACCGCCATCACGACGCAGGGCAAGGCGAACGGCCAACCCGTGAGTTCCACCAACTATCAGCCGATCTGGCAGATCGTGAAGTGGGTCCCCCGGCCGCCTGAGCTTATGCCCGAGGCTATCGCGGCGCTGGTCGGCGGCGCGGCGGCTCAGCAGGCCCAACAGCCTGCCCCAGCCGCCTCGCCACCGCCCCCGTCGCCGCAGGCTCCGCTGGCGCTCGCGCCACCGCCGCCGCCTCAGCAGCCCGCGCGCGAACTGGCTTCGGTTGAGGACGACTTCTGACCAATGCAGCCCGGCGAATAGGCGTCGGGCTGCTGTGTCTGGGGCGTTCCAGTGGTGCCGTTCAAGGCGTTCGACTTTGACCCCGATTTCGCGCGACCGCCCGACTGGGCGGCGATGTACCGTGGCCTGGGCTGGAACCCGGTCCCTGCCTACCTGCCGACTGAGGAAGAAGATTGGAAGCGCCCTGTCCACCGTTGGCGTGAGTTCGAAGACCGGCAGGTTCCCGACGCCACCTTCGACCGCTGGTATGGGCCTGACGGCCAGCACCGGGCGCGGGCGAACATGGGGACGATCACCGGGGCGGCCAGCGATCAGGTCTTCTGCCTTGATCTGGATAGCCGCCTGGACGGCAGGCCCGATGGGATCGAATGGTTCTTCGGGCTGATCGCCGTTCACAACTCAAACATGATGCCCGAGACGCCGCACCAGCGGACAGGCGGCGGCGGTCACCAGTTCTTCTTCAGGGCGCCTGCGGGCTGGGTCGCGCCGACGATCAGGACGCCGGGCGGCATTGATATTCGCGGGCAGGGCGGGTTCGCCATGCTGCCCCCCAGCCGCCACCAGAGCGGCCGTGACTACACCTGGGAACCCGGCTCTGAGCCCTGGGCCGTGCCGGTCCTGCTGGCGCCGCCGTGGCTGATCGAGGCCATCGACAAGCTGCGCGCCGAGTTCGCTGCGAACGCCGGTCAACACGTCGAACGCACGCCCAGCGGCGAAGAACTGAACGTCTTCGGCCTGCGGGTCGATGGCCGCGAAGAACGGATGCGCGACCTGATCTGGGGCGTCGCCTGCGATCTGCGGCGCGAGTTCCCCGGCAAGCCCGACCCGGCCCGCGTGGCGGCCGAGCGCGAACGGGTCTGGCAGCGCTACCTGTTCGAAGTGAAGACCCGGATTGCCGATCCGACGCTCAGCAACGAACAAGGCCTTGAGCGCGAGGGGCGCGGCCGGGCGGCCTTCATAGAGCGCTGGGACCGCGCCCTGGGCCAGTGGGACGGCAAGCTGTTGGAAGCGGCGGGGGAGGCCAAGCCAGACCCTTTCCCGGTCGCCCCGGCTGAGGGCGTGCCGATCTGGTTCGATCCGTTCGCCAAGGTGTCGGTGCCGCCGTTCCCGCTGGACCTCCTGCCGCCGATCCTCGCGGCCTACGTCGAGCATCAGGCGAAGACCCTGGGCGCCGATCCGGCCGGGATCGCCGTCGCGGCGCTGACCACGATCAGCGGCACGCTAGACCAGCGGTTCGTCCTGAAGATGCGGCGCACCGGGGAGTGGTATCAGCCGCCTCGGCTCTGGGCCGTGCTGGTCGGCGAAAGCGCCACCAAGAAGACCCCGATCATGACGGCGGCGCTGAAGCCGCTGCGCCGGATCGAATATGAGTTCTGGGCGAAACAGGCCCAGGATACGGCAGCCTGGAATGAGCTTGAGAAGGGCGACCGGGGCGCCAAGCCGCCACCGCCAACCCGCTTCATCGTCAATGACACGACGGTCGAAGCGGTCAGCGAAATCCTCACCCGGCAGGCGCGCGGGCTGCTGGTGGTTCACGACGAACTGTCGAGCTTCGTCGGCAGCCTGGACCGCTACAGCAACAGTGGGTCGGGCGGCGACCGCGCCTTCTGGCTGATGGCGCACAACGGCGGGCCGATGGCCGTTGATCGGGTCGGCAAGTCGAAGATGATCGAAAACCTCTGCGTCGCCTTCCTGGGCGGGACACAGCCCGGCCGGTTCCGCGAGCTTGAAGACCTCATGTCGGACGGCCTGACGCAGCGCTTCCTGCCGGTGCTGATCGAACGCGGCTCAGCGCCCGGCGACCTCGATAACGACGTGGTTGTGCTGCGCTACGCCGACCTGATCCGAGGCCTGATCGCCCGGCCGCCGCAGACCTTCTACATGACCGACGACGCCCTGGTAACGGCCGACGAGTTCAATCGCGAAATCAACGAGTTGGAAGACCTGTCTGAGGGGATATCGCAGGCCTTCTGTTCCTGGGTCGGCAAGCTGCCCGGCTACCATGGCAGTCTCAGCACATTGCTCCATGTCCTTGAAAACAGGGACGACGCCTATTCGCTGCACGTCGGGAAGGCGACAGTTGAACGCGCACGGCGGCTGCTGACGGACTTCTTCATCCCCCACGGCCGGGCCTTCTATCAGGACGTGCTGGGCGACCTCGACAACAACGCCGAGGCGGTCGCCAGCTTCATCCTGACCGACGACCGCGAGCGCTACACGATCAGCGACTTGCAATCGAACGTGCGCGCCCTGGGGCGGGTCGAAACTCAGTGGGAAATGCGCGCCAAGCTGGCCGGGTTCGTCAGCGGCGGCTGGCTGATCGAAGACGGCCAGCGGGCCTGGAACATGGCGGCCGGGGTCCGCGAGAAGTTCGCCGACAAGCGCGCCGCAGAGCTTGAGCGCAAGGCCAGGATCACCAGCCGGTTCAAGACCAAGGGGGCCGAACATGAAGCTCCGCTGTGACGCCTGCCGGTTCTACGAATTTGAAGACACGATGGGCCATTGCCACTTCATGCCGCCATCGCAATTTCGCGATGTGCGGAACGATATGTGGACCCCGTTCCCGGTGGTGCATCCCGACTGGTGGTGCGCCCAGCACGAGGCCCGGCCGGTTGACTCAAAAGTCAGCGACACCCTGTCGCCGCAAGCCGCAGGCGGCCTTGCCCGCATCGCCGCTAAGGCCCCTGAGCGCCGAACCGAAATCGCCCGCACGGCCGCTGAAGCGCGCTGGAACGGCCCTGATCCTGAGGATGATTTTTGATGCCGTCGCCGGAAGACAGCGCAACCCTTAAAGGGTTCTTCGACGCGGCCGACAACGCGCGTGGCGAAGCCGAACGGCGCTGGGGCTGCGGACGGCTGGAACTGCTGGCTGGTCCGATCCTGCTGGCCCGGTTCCGGCGCCAACAGGCGACATGGCGCCAAGCCCTACAGGCGGCCTGGGAAGCCCCGGTGGTGAGCGCCGACGCGCTGGCCCTGGTCGAGCAGAAGACGCAGGCCATGATCCGGGGCTGGGCAGCCCTAGAGGTCGCGGCGGCCGAGGCGGGCCATCGCGAGGTCGCGCCCTGGGTCTGGGAAGCGCGCCTGGGCGACGGGTCGGTTGCGGCGTTCGTTCAGACCAACGCCGAGCAGTCGAAGGTGATCGTGGACGGCCGCTACCTGAAGGTCTTCACGCTGGCCGAGGTCGCCAACCTGATCGACGCCATACCGGCCGCGCTGCTTCAGCCCGCCGCCGAGGTCCCCGGCCGACGCCTGACTTCGAAGCTGCCGCGCTTCATCAGCAGCGGCGACGAAATCCCCTTCGATGACCCCATCCCCTTTGGCCTTGAGGCAGTCGCATGATCTGGACAACCGACATGGACGCAATGCTGGTTGCGGGTCGCGAAGCTGGCCTGTCGAGCTTTGAAATCGCGGCCCGGATCGGGTCGCCGATCACCGCCTCAGCGGTACGCAGTCGGCGGGTCGATCTTGGCCTGCCGCCACGCGACACGGCGACGTTGGTTCTGGCCGGGCAGTTCAAGTCGGCCTACCGCCAGCCGGTGAAGGCCGCGCCCCAGGTCGTAGACCGGCCGGGGCCACAGTCGGACCCCAAGCCCTTCGCGGATCGCGGCCGGTGGGAATGCGCCTTCATCGTCGCCGAAGACCGCGACGGAATGCGGGCCTGCTGCGGCCCGGTGCGGCCGGGCTCGCCGCGCCCTTACTGCGGATTCCACCTGGACCTGACAGGGGCGGCTCATGCGGCGGCTTGAGCTTCAGAGCTACGGCGAACAAGCGGCGGCCTGCTTCGGCAAGACGCGGTTCGAAGCCTATCAGCACGCCCAAGCCCTGAAGCACGCGCGGCGCATGTCGCAGCGCTGCCGCGAGTCCCTGGTCGCCTATCGCTGCGCCCACTGCGACGGCTGGCATGTCGGCCACCGGCTGAAGGCGCCAGAGGCCCTTGCGCTCCGAGCGCAACAGGCTTCGGGTCCGGTGCCATCGCTTGTCCCGGAGGCCAGCTATGGACAACCCCAGCAAGACCCAGCGTGACCCGATCACCACCAAGGCGTTCGGCGGCAGCACGTCACCGAAGCGGTCAGACACCCTGAACGGATCGCCGAAGACCAAGAGCCTTGGCAGCCAGAAGGCCAACTTTTCGAGCGTGAGCCCGAAGGACAACTCAGCCCCGCCACCGAACAACCCCTATCGGTGATCCGTGAAGGACGGCGAGGATGACTCCCTGGTCGTACTTGACCCGGCCAGGGTGAAGCAGCGGCGCCCTGGTGTCGGCCCGACCTACACGCAATCGCTGGCGGCCGAGGTCTGCGAAACCATCGGCGCGTCGGACCTCAGCATTGAAAGCCTCTGCCGCCAGCACGCCGACCGCTGGCCTACGGTGAAGACCCTTTATGAATGGCGCTACCGTCACCGGGCGTTCGATGAGGCCTTCGCTCAGGCCGAGGCGATGCGGGCCAGCCGGTTCATGCATCAGTGTGTCGAAATCGCCGACGATGACAGCCGCGACCTGATCGAAAGCGACGGCAAGAGCTTCGGGAATAACACCGCCGTCACCCGCGACCGGCTGCGGATTGAGACACGCCTGAAGACGGCCGCACGCTTCGATCCGCAGCGGTTCGGCGACCGCGTAGAGCAGAACATTCGCGTTGGCTTCATCCCGCTCGATGAGGCGATTCACCAGTTGAAGTGATGCAGCGGCCCCTGTCGCCAGAGCAGCGCGAACAGCTTCAGACGTGGAAGGTCAGCTACCCGCATTTCGCCTCAGGCTGTCTGAAGGTGAAGACCAAGGCGGGCCTGATCGAACCGTTCAAGTTCAACAGCGCCCAGCAGTTCATTCATGACCGGCTTGAGCGGCAGAAGGCCGACACCGGCAAGGTCCGTGCGCTGATCCTGAAGGCCCGGCAGCAGGGCGTCTCAACCTACGTCGGCGGCCGGTTCTACCACCGGACCCAGTTCTTTCAGGGAACGTCGGTGTTCATCCTGACCCACGAACAGCCCGCCACCGACACGCTGTTTTCCATGGTCGAACGTTTCTGGCGCAACAGCCCCCAGGAAGGCCGGTTGAAGACCGGGGCGGCCAACGCCAAAGAAATGAACTTCCCCAGCCTGGACAGCGGCTATGGGGTCGGCACGGCGGGCGCCAAGGCGGTCGGCCGGTCGAAGACCCTGCAATGCTTCCACGGCTCCGAAGTCGGGTTCTGGCCGGGTGCGGCCGACCACTTCGCGGGCGTCGTTCAGGCCGTCCCCGATCTGCCGGATACGGAGGTTATCTTAGAGTCCACAGCCAACGGGATCGGAGGGGAGTTCCACGAAAGATGGACTCAAGCCGAGGCTTCAGACGGCGACTACATCCCGATCTTTGTTCCCTGGTTCTGGTCGGACGAATATGAGCGCGCGCCGCCCCGAAGTTTCGAGCCCACGGCCGAGGAAGAACATGAGGCCAAGCTCTACGACCTGAGCCTGCCGAAGCTGGCGTGGCGGCGCGCGAAGATCGCCGAACTGAAGGACCCCGCGAGGTTCAAGCAAGAGTACCCGAGTTCGGCCCAAGAAGCGTTTCAGGCCACCGGCCACGAGTCCTTCATCCCGTCGCGGCTGGTTCAGGACGCCCGCAAGCGGCAATGCGAGGCCATCGGCTCGCTGGTCATCGGCGTGGACCCGGCGCGCTTCGGCGACGACTCGTTCTGCATCGCGTGGCGCACCGGCCGGAAGGTTCACAAGATCGGCCGCAAGCACCGGATCGACAACGTAGCCGGGGCGAACTGGGTCAAGTCGATCATCGACCAAGACCAGCCGGTGCGGGTGTTCATAGACGTGGGCGGCCAGGGCTCGGGCGTGGTCGATATCCTGCGCGACTTCGGCGAGCCCTACTCAACGCTGGTGGTCGAAGTGAACTTCGGCGGGGCGCCGCAAGACCTTCAGAAGACCAACGAACGCGGCGAGCTTGTGCCTGGTTCTAAGAACCGGCGCGCGGAAATGTGGTCGCGGCTGCGAGACTGGCTAGAGGATGAGGGCGGGGCCGATCTGCCCGACGACAACAGCGTTCACGCGGACCTTTGCGCCCCCGGCTACCGCTTCGACATGCGCCAGTACCTTGTCCTTGAATCGAAGGAAGACATTCGCAAACGTGGGCTCCGCTCGCCCGACTCCGGCGACGCCATCGCCTTGACCTTTGCCTCGCCGGTCGCGGCGCGCGGGTCGATCACTGAGTCAGACCGCGACTGGCGGCGACGGCGGCAGGCTGGGGGGCCTTCGGTCTGGGCGCTGTAGGGTGGTAGCCGGGCAGGGCGACAAGCGGCCCCAGCGGGCTTCCTGGGGGCAAGAAAAAGGCCCCCGCCGCGAGGCGAGGGCCGAAGGGAGTTAGAAGCTCAGGTCTGCGGTCTGGTTGACCTCAACCGGGATATCCCAGCGCCGCAGCAGATCGGCCAGGGCTTCGGCCTGCGGCTTTGTCATACGCGATTGCGTCCGCTTATACAGATCAGGTTCAATCCGCTTCATGAGTTCGTGAAACTCTTTCCGCTTTTTGCCCTTGATCGAATAAGCAACGTTGACCGTGTAGTAGTCACGGCTAACCGCGATAGTCCTGTTGGACTTCATGTAGAGCATCCTAACTTGTCAAAGACCTGGGTCGGGCCAATCCCGCCCATGCGACTATTATAGCACACTTCGATAACTACTTCAATATGCTCATTGTTATCGTTGCTCGATGCGTAACGGTGACACCGGGTTCACCGAACGACGTTCTGAGACAGGCAACAAAAAGCCCCCTCAGCGCATCGGGGGGATGATGCTGAGGGGGCTTCAAGGGGCTCCGCAGACTGAGAGGTCGGCAGAAGGTCGGGAGGTTGTGCCCTCTACTGAAGGTTGTCAAGGCGCAGCCTGGGCGTGCCGTCCCGGTTGGTGTCGGCGCAGAACACCGGGACGCCTGGGCGGGTCGCCCAGATCACGAAATAGCCGAAGCCCGGCAGCGGCGGCGCGGCGATGCTGCCCAGGACAAGGCCTATCGTCCCGTCTGGCGTGGCGTCGCCCGGCTGACTGTTGACCTTGCAGACCGGCGTCCCGTTTGGCCACGCGCCGGGCGCTTCCTCGGTGGTGAAGATCACGGCCATAAGCTCGGAATCCTTCATGGCTTCACCTTGGCCCGGTGGGTCGCCAGTTGCTTGAGGGTCGCGAGCTTGAGCCTGTCGCAGGCCAGCCAGTAGTCGGCCGGGATCGCGTCACGCCGGACCCAGGACTTCGCCGTGCCATAATCGACGCCCAAAGCCTCGGCAAGCTCGCCGACGCCACCAGCCCGGTCAGCAATTTCCTGGGTCAGCGTCCGAACCTCCTTAAACCACGGCGGGTCGGATTCGTCGCCGAACGTCAGCCAGCAGCGTGACACCTTCAGGGCCGCCGCACATAACTTGCAGGCCTTAATGGTCATCGAGCCGGTCTTCTCCCACTGGGTATAGGTCGAAATCTTGAAGCCGTGGGCGAGGGCGAAATCCTTCGCCGTCTCATATCCGGCGTTGATCCGCGCCTGATGCAGCCGGTCTGCGAGCGACAGGTCGATCACAGCTTCACCTTGTAGCGTTTGTTCGCGAAGCCCTCGGCGACCTCGCCCCGGATGAACGGCCGCCACCAGTAAATCCCGGTCTTCCTGATCTTGAAGTGGCCGCGAACGGTATGCGCCCGGTGCCCTGATCTGGAATGCCCCGCCCCGGCCTCAGCGCGCGCCCTGGGGCCGATGCGAAGGGTTAGCTGGTGGTAGTCTACCAGCGGCGGCTTCCCCCGCTCTGCGCGGCTCTTATTGAGCTTGGCGGGCGCCGGGCGAAATTCGGAGCTTGCGCCGTTCTTCGCGTTGAGCAGGGCCATCACCGCCAGCCAGAACCACGGCTCGCCAGCCCAGTCGTGGTTCGCGTTGCGGCCTAGCTCCTCGGCAAGTTCAGGAGCCGTGGCGGCGATCTTCAGCATCGTCTCGCGCCAGTAGGGCGCAATGGTCATGGTCAGCAGGAAGGGTTCGTTAAGCTCAGGGTCCGGTTCGTCACACCAGATCGACACGCCAGCCGGACAGATCGAAAGCGGGCTATCGAGGCCCTGGGTCAACTGGTCGGCGGTGCTGTAGCTCCAAGCCAAGGTCGCCCAGAACCGCTGCGGGTTGTCGCCCTGCTGTTCACAGAGGATGCCGACCCGCACCGGCTGAAAGGTGCGCCCGCCCGAGTGGTTCGGGCCATGGGTGAAGGCGTCGGCGAAAAACGGCCGATCCTGCTGGGCAATCTCTAGCCAGCAGATCGGATAAGGCAGGCGGCAGAACGGCAGGGTGTCGCGCACGGCGGCTCGCGGCATGTCGCCCGCGACCTCGCCGATTGAGCGATCAAGGGTGAACTTGTGCGCTTCCCTCAGCCGCGCCTGATAGGCCCCGAGCCTGCCGAAGGTCATTTCGGAAAGCTCGGGGTTCGGCTCTAGCAGTTGATCGGCCAGCATCAGGCAGCCTTCAGATCGGCGGCTTCGGCGCAGTAGCGCTTGACGGTCGAAACCCCGATTCCGAACTGCCGGGCCGTGGCGCTGATAGAGGCGTCATGCTCGCGCCGCCACTGGGCGACGGTCTGAGCGTCGGCCGACACCGGGCGGCCAAACCCGGCCTTGCCGTTGTGCGTCTTGCCGGTCGCCAGTAGCGAGGCCTTCGCGACCTTGATCCCATATTGCGACCGTTCCCAGATGCGGCGGCGTTCCATGTCGGCGACCTGGGCCAGCACCGCCAGGACGATTTCGCCAGCGCCCCGGCCGATGGGGCCAAGGCCTTTCACGTCAACGATCACGCCCGAGTCGATGAGGGCGCGGACGGTGGTCTGAATGTCGATGGCGTCCCGCCCCAGCCGGTCAACGGCCGCAACGCAGATCGTGTCGCCGTCGCGGGCCTTCGCAGCCATGGCGCCGAAGCCCGGCCGCTTGAGCATCGGGATCACGCCTGAGACGTTCTCATCATGGAACTCCAAGGCGTCCTTGCCCAGGACAAAGCCAAGCTCGGCGCGCTGGGCTTCGATGGATTGGTCAGCGCTGCTGACCCGGTAATAGGCGAATCTCATCGGGCGGTTTCCTCAACGATAAACTCGATTTCGCGCCGCGCCTGATTCAGCTTGCGGCGCTGGTCAGGCGTCAGCTTTGACCCGCTGCGAACGTCGGCGCTCAGCGACATGGCGTTGCAGTAGATCGCCTCGATTATGGCCTCGGCGGCAGCGGCGTGGCGCTCGCGCTGTTCCTCGCTCATTGGCTGGGTTCCTTGTGGCGCGCGGATCGGGCCGCCGCAGCAGCGGCAGTAGGGCTGGGTTGGGCTCTTGAAGGTCATTAGATCGCGCCGTTCTGAATGCGGTCGTAGACCTCGGCCAGGGCCGCGTCGGGCACGTCGGCGAGGGCTTCCACGGCCGCCACCTTGACGGACAGCAGGGCCGCGCGAACGGCCTGAGCCTTGCCCCTGATCGTCTCAGCGGTGCGGTCGGCGTCGTGGGCGGCTTTGGCGGCGAACGCGGCCGTGGCGAGCTTGC